ACCATGGTTAGCTATTGCATTTAATATAATAAACCAACACGTTGCCATATGACATATCCACCAAAAGGTGCGGATACCCGCAATCGTGTTTGCTTGTTTATCAGTTTCTCCAACTTTCTCGCCTAGACTCTTTGCCCAGATTCTCCACCACTTATTCACTTAGCAGTGCCTTCCAATCCTTACGAGATATTTCGTCATCAGGTTTCATCAGCTCAAGTTTAACCTTCCCTGCTGACTCTTCACTAGCTTCCTGCATTTGTTTCCATATACCGGCAGTATTCATTCTCAGACATTCCTGAGTCTTGTTACATATGTAACGACTACCACTACCACCAATAAAGATATATGAATCAGTAGTCTCTTCAACGTCAACGATACCACTGTTCAGTCTCCATGAATCGCCATCGAGATAACCACCTGACCAACCACCGAGTACTTTGTAAAACACCCTTTCTGTTCTACCATATCCAGTGTTGCCACTCTTTACTTGTTGGGTAAACTTAATCACTACCCAGTTGTCTGGTGTATATTCACTCATCATTCTTACTCTCCTACTTTCTCACCCAGACTCTTTGCCCAGATTCTCCACCACTTCTTCATAACCACCCCACAACAATGTTAATCATTATGAGATACACACAAACGAGATTTGAAATAACAATGAACGTTCGAATGTATGAGATGTGGTTCTCGTTGGTCACATCATATCCGTCCTCTTCATCAAAGGAACCTAGTGCGTGTTTCCATATCGTCCAGTACTTACTCAACATAAAAACTCTCTCCACATCCACACTGGGAAGTAACGTTTGGGTTCACAAATTCAAAACCTTCATTCAGTCCACGTTTGTTATACTCTAACCGAGTACCTGTTAAGTGTATCATACTTTTGGGGTCAATGAATATACTCGGCATATCATGGAGTGCCAAAATCACAATGTCCTCTTCAATACTATTATAACAGAATTCTAGTACATAAGCAAGCCCACTACAACCACTTGAACGAACCCCAATTCTAATACCGATAGATTTATCGGGCATCGGGAATGTCTGCAATCGAAGTTTTGCTGAATCTGCTACAGTAATCATTCTACTTCATTAGCCTCGTTTTTCCCTTCTTTTCGGAATCTCTTATTATACCCCCTCTTGATACTTTTTGCAACCCCACTCCGTGCAAGGTAACAATAGAACTGTTTAGCTGATGTGAGAGCATCATACTCTGCACCACCCTTCATTTTAATCTTTGGACTCTTCTTCATTATCCTTCTCCAACGCTTCTACAATACGTTTATATTTATAATAGTCACCGATGAACCCTTCGAAATCTTCCCACAAATCTTGCATTCGCATATCAGCTAACTCACGAACACCAATCAAGACATTCAAAAGTCTGTCCTGTTTGTGAGCATCCATACCATCGAAGTATGGGTCATCACCGACATACTTAGTCAGTGTTTCTAGGTCTTCCACAAGAGTCCATACTCTCATGATTTTATCTTCCATCGAAATTGCATCTGTCATAATGATTTTATCTCCCTTCATTGTATTAGTGTCCCACAATGCGCTAGCGTTGCTGTTTTCGTAGTCTTAACTCTTCGGTCATACACGTTCGCAAAGAAGGATATACACCACCCAACCCAATAACGGATTCAAGGTGGCCAGTTTCCATCTCTGCAATAGTCTTGTACTGCAATGGTTGGTCACCATCGATACCGTATGTTCCCCACGTGAGTATTTCACGTTGTCGTTCATGGGGTGCATCGTCATACTCATTCAAGTCAATTTGGTCTGCATGAACAGACCGTCTTGAATAAGCCAAACCACCATCAACCATATAGGTCTTACCATTGGCATCTTCATAAGTCACGTAGTCGTGTCGATGAACAGATTCAATGACAGTACCATCGGGTGTCTGCATTGCGTTACGAATAAGGTTTTCACCTACTTCTTGTCTAGTATTCATTATACAAACTCCACGTTTGCCATACACTCAGTGAGACAGGCGACTAGGTTAAGTTCATGGTCTGCCACAAACGCATTCTTGTACTGATAATCAGCGAGTATCAAGACCAGTTGAGGTATAGACGTTGGGACAACATTACCTTCCATCGCATCATAGACACCACGAAAGATTGTTGCGGGTTCAACATCCATATTGTTTACGACCCACGAACGCATCTTCTTGAAGTCCTTGGTCTTGAGGGACTTGAAAAGGATACTATAGTTCTCATTAAGGTCGTTTTGGATAACTACAGTTTCCAATTTACCAGAGATAGAGTGACGTTGACATTCGTTAAGAACACGTCTCCAGTCTGGTGCGTGACGCATAATCACAGGGCCAATCACATCATTCTTATAAGACACACCCTCATTATCAAGGATGTTTTGTAGTCGCTTCATGAACTGACCACACAAGTCTGCCATAGACTTCTTAGAGGTGTTGAACTCATAGACACCACAACGAGAGTGGAGTGGTTCGATTACTTTGTTCTTGAAGTTACACGTCAGGATGAATCGACAGTTCTGTGAGAACTCTTCGATGAAACCACGAAGTGCGGGTTGGGTTGATTGTGCGTTAAGGTAGTCTGCCTCATCGAGGATTACAACCTTGTAACCACCAGAGAGAGATACCGATGAGGCAAACTGTTTAATCTTACCACGTAGGGTATCGATGTTGCCTTCTTCGGAACCGTTGATGACGATGTAGTCAATACCAAGTTCGTCACAGATTGCACGTGCAACCGTAGTCTTACCAGTACCAGCAGTACCAGTAAATAACATATTAGGAATCTCACCAGAGTCTACAATCTTCTGAAAGGTATCTTTCAGGTCTTGAGGTAGAACGGTGTCAGCGATTGTGTGTGGGCGATGTTTCTCAACCCATAGGAATTCTTTAGACATTGTCTCTCCATAATAAAAGTAATAAAGTGTTTCATAAGATGTACATTGTACACTATATGAAACAAAAAGTCAAGCAAAAAAAGGGGTGAATCAACACCCCGTTTTCTTAATCTACAGCCTGTTCAGATTGATGTTCTTCACAGAGTTGGATAATTTGAACTGCTTGGTCTCGCAGTTGTCCAATGGTAGATAACTCTTCACCTTTAAATCCACCTCGTTGTACTACAGTATCAATTACTGCAACTGTAGAACGAGATACTCGATTGCCGAGTTCGTAGATTGCTGTGTGGTCTTTTGGTTGTTGTGCTTTTGCCATCATTTATTCTCCGTAAGTAGATGATTTTTCAAGTGCTATAAAGTATTCAATCGTAGACTGTTTACTCGTGAACTGTGAGATAAGTTTCGAACTGATACCGACCTCAAAGTCTTCGTTAACAACCTTAAGGTTACTAACATTCATGATGAAGTTGAAGTCAACTCCTTCGGGGTATGTACCCTCTACGTCAATAGAGAATGCATTACTCGTTGCGTCCTTACTGTCAACGACAGATAGACGAACCGCACCAGTTACAGGTCTGATAGAAATCTCATCATGACCAAGTGCTGCAGCTGCACGTTTTACTTTGCCTAACGTATCTGTATCTAGAGTAAACTTAACGTCCGCTTCTGGCATATTGATTTTATTGCCAGGCGAAGTCAACATCTCAGGGTCAGAGAAGAAATACTTCACAGACGAACGACCAGTGGAATCACCAACAGTTACAAAGTCCTTAGAGAACTTGAGTCTTGGGGAATCGACTAGGGACAGAACGTTCAGGAACTCGGTCAGGTCATAGATACCAAACGACTGGGGGAATGATTCACTCAGTTCAGCGGTAGATAAGACATTCCGTGCAACGGATATAGTTCTTAGTGTGTTACCTTCTGTGATAACAATGTTAGGGTTGATGGTTGAATAGTTCTTAAGAACGTTCAGTGTAGTGTCGGATAGTTCCATAATGTATTTCTCTCTTGGTTTATTTAATAATATAGGTGAATTATACAGGATAATGCACAGGTTGTCAAGCTTTAATTTTGCTAAAGTTCTTTTCTTTTACGAACTCAATCTTACGATGGAATGCAGCGTCTTCGAGTTCACTCTTGTGGGAGATAACAAACACATTGGTATCCTCACCCAGTGTTGATATAATCTTCATGAGGTTTTCAATACCCTCTTCATCCAAAGACGAATCAAAAGTTTCGTCAAGGACTAGTAGATTGGTAGCAACACTGTTCTTCATCTTCGCAATCTGTCTCCACGTAAATAGTAGGGACAAATCGATACGTTGTTTCTCACCTTCACTGAATGAATCGTAAGAGAACGCATCACGATGACGTGAACGAATAGTCTCTTGGAAACTCTCGTCTAGGTCAAAGTGTACGAAGAAGTCTAGAATCTGTAAGTACTTATTGGTCAACTGGTTGATGACTGGAAGGTACTGTTTAATAATCTTAGTCTTGATACCAGTATCTTTCAACAGCTCACTGTAGACTTGATTGTATGAACTCTGTTCGTTCAACTTATACTTGGACTCTTGTAGTTCTTCCTTGTCAGTTCGTAGAACCTCTAAGTCGGCATTTGCTTCAGATAGGTCACCACTCTCATTATCAATACGAGTGATGTCACTATTGAGTCCGTCAATGTTACGGTTGATTGTACCAATCTCTTGAGCATTTGCTCGAATCGTAGACTGCCATTCACGTATCTCTGACAACTTGAGGTTCAACTCAGCGGTCTTTGCGTCAAGTTGTTCTTTACGAAGAGCGTGCATATCCAACGCAGTGCTTATAGTACCCGCCTTGGTCTTACACGTATTGAGATGATACTCCTTCAACTTCTTATCGATAGCTTGGTCACAGGTAGGACATTGGTCAGTGGTCTCGTAGAACTTTGCTTGTTTAACAATTTCCTTCTGTTGTACCTTGAACTGTGCGGCAAACTCATTGAGTTTATTCAACTCCTCATTATTCTTATCAAGTTGGTCACCGAGAACTTCGTATGTCGTTATCGCATTGGTAAGTGACTCATTAGAGTTATTGAGTTTGCGGATGTTTTCCTGTAAGTGTTTGATGTTGTCAAGTTTCTCTTTCTTCTGTTGCGAGGATATCGCACTTAGGTCACGGAGATACTTCTTCTGTGCGTTGATTTTAGTATCAACAAGATTCAATGCGTGAACGTTACTGGCCACCTCACCTTTTAGAATAGACATCTTCTCCTTTAACAGAGAGTTCATCTTACTGAACATATTGATGTCGAGTAGGTCTTCGATTACCTCACGTCTCGAACCGCCGGCCAACTGCATGAATGGTACAAAGGATGATGACCCTAGTACAACAATCTGGTGGAATGATTTGTGGGACAACATGAGAATGTTCTTCTCAAGCATCGACTGGTACTCTTTGGCATGTGAGTCTTGGTTGACCATATTACCGTCCACCCATATCTCAAATCGATTAGGTTTGATACCACGTACAATCTTATATGACTTTGTACCAATACCAAACTCTACCTCAACGACAGTACCCTTGCCATTAATGGTGTTGACCAACTGACCTTTGGATATCTTTCGATGGGGTTTACCGAACAGACCAAACGACAGTGCATCCAACATAGTGGACTTACCCGCACCGTTCTGTCCTATGACCAGAGTGGTAGGTGTCGTATCAAAATCGACTGCGGTGAAATTGTTCCCCGTACTGAGGAAGTTCTTGAAACGGAGTTTCTGAAATTTTATCATGATGTAATAATACCACAACCAACACTATAAGTCAAGCTGTGGGTTTGAGTCCTCGTCATTGAATTCATATTCACTAAGTCCACACCAGTTACACTCTTGTCCCGACTCTACACCCAATAGGGTTGCTTCAGCCATACAATAGTGTTCCCATGTCGAGGATTTCTTCTTACCAAATATTCTATCCCAACCATCAGCATAGTCTTTACCACCAATCTTGGTCTGAATACTGTCTCCAGTAATATCATTTTTTGTTGCCATCTTACATTATCTCCATACTTTGTGCTTCGGTCATCAAACTGGAAACCTCTTTCTTTATTCGTGTCTTATCTAGGTCAGTACTTACTGAGTCAATATAGTTAATAACCAACTGTTCAGTATCTTCTACCGACACATTGTCATCAACGTTCTCACCAGTGAATTCTTTAAAGTCTTCCGCAATCTTTAACTCATGAATCTTCTGTGCTTGAACACGGTCAATGAATCGTTCAAATTCATAGGGGTCACCCTTGTTGACAACGATAACCTTCACAAACTTATTGTCGAGATAAGAGAGGTCTTGGAACGTTCCCATCTTCTCGTGGTCGTAGTAAATCTTCTCAAAGATGGTAATCGGATTATGTATTGCTTCCATCTCTCTCGTTTCCATATCAAGTACATGGAAGTGTTTAGGGTCTCCGCAGTCATTCCAGAAGAACTCCATCTGAGCACCAAGGTAATGGATGTTACCCATACTAGACTTGGCATGGAAGTGGCCAGTCAGAACAGTCTCAAATCTATCGAACACACTCTTGTCCATACCATCCATACACACCTGACCACGAGACATCTCGAAACCTGCGAGTTCCAAGTGTGCGCCCACAAGTGTTGCTTTTGTGTTTGCAAGAAACTCCAGTGTTGCTTTCTCGTTCTCAGGGTTAATCCAAGGAACCAATGCCATATCAGTCCCACCATAGTTAACAACTGTTGGTTTCATTACGAGGTTCACTTCATTCATATAGTGACCCTGTAGTTCCTTCAGTGCGTTCAACTCATTGGTGTTCTTGTAGTAGACATCATGGTTGCCAGGAATTATATCCATAGTGATACCATACTTACGCATAGGTTCTAGAAATATCTTACGGTTGTGTTGCAGTGCCTTGAAGTTGATTGTCTTACGGTTATCGTAGTAATCACCCAAGTGTAAGATATGTTTAATATTATTCTCTAACAGATATGGAAAGAACACTTCACTATAGAAACGTTCCTGATATGCCATAAAAATGTCAGAGGAATTACGACACCCTGCGTGAGTGTCGTTCAGTATAGCCACTTTCATTATCTAATCTCTTTCTTCATTGATAGGTGACAGTATAACATTGCCGTCATAAAAAGTCAAGCGTATGTTACTCTATAAAATTACCTAAGTCGGAATCGACCTTGACGGTACGTCTTTTGCGTTCCTTCTTAACAATCTCTTTCCACTCTTTATCTTTGTCCTTGATTTCATCAATACGGAATCTGAGTGTGTCAACGAATGCATTGGCGATTTGGTTAGATTGTGCATCACCGAGTTCGTTATCAAGAAACATATCAACGCCAGCCTGTTCCATATAACGCATCTTGATGTCTTGTTGTTTCTTCTCTTTCTCAATCCTACGTAGGAATGCGAACCAAGAAATCTGAGTGAAGTATGCAAACGCATTAGGTTTACCAGTACGAGTTGCAGCTTCAATATTGTAATTCTCGATTGCCTTTAGACAGTTCTCTACCGCATCCATTACCATCTCTTCACGATAGGTGTAACGGACGAAGTTTGCCTTGTGGGATAGTCCCTCACATATCTTTAAGAAACATAGTGCAATATAGTCAGGTACTACAGGGTGAGGAATTTTTGACTCCTTTGCTTCTAATACGGTTGTACAGTAATCCACTACGGACTGGGAGAACATTGCGTTGTTCACATAATGCGGTTTGTCCTTTGGTTTTACTTTTACAGGTTTTTTAATTTCTTCAGTCATTTTTAATTTCCATTTTGTTTCTCAAATTAGTACTAGAGATGTTGTGATGTCTACCATTATAATACACTTCAAGACAATTGTCAAGCGCATAACTCTTGCCAGTGAAATCTTTTTCTCTGTACTCTTCACCAATGATTCTAACGTCAAACTGAGTCAACTGCATTAGTCGTAACAAGTCCTCTTCAGACTCGTATGGGATTATCTCATCCACATACCTACAACCCTGAACTTGTACGTACCTTTCAACAATTGATTGAACAGGTTTATTCTTTTCAGGTCGGTCTACACTAGGGTCGGTCTGTAGTCCTACTATAAGGTAGTCACACACTGTCCGTGCTTCTTTAAGCATAGCTACATGACCCGCATGAAACAGGTCGAATGCGCTACAGGTGAATCCGATTTTATTTTTATTTTGACTTGACAAAAGTTGTTACTCACTGTATAATAAGCTTTAGCGTTCAGGGAAGCTGAATACCATTAATGAACCTTCTCTGGGTCACCACCAAATAACTTAATAACGTTACTACCACTATCCATAGAATGTAACATCTTATCAATCTTATCTTCGGGAGCTCGTCTTTGGGTTTGTGCCTTCTCTGAGAATGTCTGATTGTATTCTTGTTCACGAGATGCATTCATCTCTGCCATTTCAGTGACAGCCTCATGATATTGTACTAACAAAGTCTCAGGTGGATATGCTGTACCCACAACATTGTTGACGTTCATAATCATCAAATCATCTGGATGTTCTTGGTATACCATCCATGGTCTGAATGAGTAATACTTTATCCCATCATCAGTCTCAACTAGTACTAGACGCATGGCTGCACGAATCAATACTTCGTCTTCGTGTTCAACACCCCATTGCACTACTTCACACACAATCTCTTCACCAGAGGTTGTTTTAAATTGTCTCAATTCTTTATCATTACTCATTTTAAATCCAATTTATATATGTTGTAGGGAAACTGCTCTTTAGTATATATCTTAATTCTTTCTGCACTGTGGCGTAGTGTAAAGTTCTTATGTGACTTAACGTGGAGGTCATCCGCTATATCATACAATTTGGTCACAGAGCCATCATCAGACTTCCTCAGTCCTCGCCCAATCGATTGTAGTACTTTAACCTGACTCTTACTAGGGGATGCAAATACTATATTGTGTAAATTACGAATATTGATACCTGTACTGAATGTTCCAAGACTCGCCACAATAATTGCATTCTTCTGTCCTTCCACAATACCTCGTATCTGTTCACGGTCAGATGTTTCGACTTCTCCCGACACATAATACACAGGTCGGTCACCTGCTTTATCCTTAATCATATCGAATAACGGTTTACCATGTTTCTCCACGAATTGAAATAGAACCAGCGTATTACCTTTCTGGTCTATCGTAAGGTTACTTATAAGTTTGTTACGTTTCTCATTTGTGACAATGTAGTCCATTTCCTCTTGGTAGGTCTTACCCTGCATCATGACACATACGTCATTGTGATAACGCAGTAACAATATAGTAATATCTAACTTTGCGAGTGTACCCTTCTCTTGCAAGTCCTTGGTCATAGTCACTCGTCTAGTCGGGCCGAACAACCCCTCTAGTACAAGTTTATTGGTCTCTGTACCATCCAGCGTACCTGTAGTGCCGAATCGATACTCCGCATTCACACACTTGTTCATTATACCAGATAGAGATTTTGCCTTGAATAGATGAACCTCATCACCAAACACACAACCCATTGTCTCGAACCATTCCTTCGGGAACTTATAGATGGACTGCCATGTAGAGATGATTATAGGTTTTGTCGTATTTTTGTCTTTACCACCATAGATACGATGTACATTATTCGCCACATCATAACCATAGTCCTCAAAGTCTTTGTACAGTTGTTCCACCAAACTTGTAGTAGGAACAACAATAAGAATCTGTTTATCAGGGTATCCGTCCATGTACCATCGCATTAGGTTATAGATGATATATGACTTACCACTACCTGTAGGCGACAAGAGGATTGCACGTTTCTTTTCGATGCCGTGTGTGACCGCATCATACTGATAGTCATATAACGGAAAGGGTAGACCAAGTTCTGACTGGAACTTTATTAACCATTGATGGTCTACTTTGTTAGTCAGTGCGGGATGACCGTAATCAGTCTCTTGTAATTGGAGAGGGTACATACGGTCAGTACAAAACTTTTTCAGATGCTCATAGAGACCCGCATTTAACTCACGAGTAATCTGATTAAATAGTTTGATTTTTCCGTCCCACTTCCTCGTCTTAAATGCTGGCATATATTTATGGCCAGGCACAAAGAACGAGAAGTAGTCACGGAGTTCTTGGAGTTGATGCTGATTACAATCAATCAACATCATCGCATGGTCTCTCAGGGAGATGGTAATAGTATTAGGCAGTGTCATACATCTATATATGAATGAATTAACTACCTCGTTTTGTTCGAATGTCCTGTACCGCACTTTTGATAGCATCTTCAGCGAGCACTGAACAATGAATCTTAACTGGAGGGAGTGCCAGTTCTTCTGCAATCTCGGTATTTTTAATCTGTGCAGCATCATCAATATGCTGACCCTTAACCCATTCGGTTAAAAGTGAACTCGATGCGATAGCCGAACCACAACCATAGGTTTTAAATTTAGCATCTTCAATAATACCGTCATCGTTAACCTGAATCTGTAATCGCATAACATCGCCACACGCTGGTGCTCCCACCATTCCTGTACCAACATTTGCGGACGTTTCGTCTAATCGACCCACATTTCTTGGGTTCTCATAATGGTCTATAACTTTTTCACTGTAAGCCATAATAATGACTCCTTATATGAATGAATTAACTACCAGCTTCGAAACTTCTCCAACGTATCATGTTACCAATTGTCTGGTGACGCCAGTTGAGATTATTGACAATCTCAGTGAGGGTTTCTACAATAGTTTTGAGATACTGGATTGTCATCTCGGACTCTTGTATTTCTTTGTCGGAGTCGTAGTAGTACTCCTTGAAGTTCTTGGTGGTTGCACTAAGACCCTCGTATGGGTCATATGCCCATCCACGAGACTGGATGTCTTCTTGCGACATCTTACCTTCATAATAAAGGTACTTGTCCTTGAGTAAGGTTTTCTGTTTGAACTCAGACTTCTTCAGTCTAAGTTTAGTCAGAGACAGATACTCAAGATACTTTGCATGGAGAAACGGAGTCATGCGAGAAGTCTCATCCAACTGGTGCGGACTTATTTGGGAGTCTTCTTTCCACTCGGCTAAAATACTTTCTAAATCAATCATAATATACCATAATGTGTTGTTAAACTATTTCGAATTGTGAGAACCTAAATTGTGCATCAAATGTTACGTAAGTAGTATCGCCAGTAGTAGACACGAATTCTATCGCACCAAGTCCTGTAGGTACACAATCCTTATAACGAATCTTCTGTACAGTGTTGTTCGCACTAGACAGAACGTGTAGAGTTATGTCTGCATAGGTAGGTATCTTGGATGTACGTTCAAGTGCGGATACCTGACCATCATTCACTATACGAGTCATCCAATCATACATCTCTCGATAGGATGTCATGTTCTCGTCAAGGATGATAGAGAAGGCAACTTCCGAGAATGTCATCTTGTCACCAGCTAAAGGTACAGATGTAATTCTACGTACAGGTAATTCCAAAGGATTTAACTGAGCGCCTGGATGTGACACAGACTGTGCAAAGTACTCCATGTTGGGATACTTTGTTCGGTCGATTACTACCTTGAACCCAGTAGGTTGTAGGTAGTTTAAGTTGGTTGTCAGTTCAGAGTTGTCTATCTGAACATTAGATGTGATTGCCATAATATCCTCTCATGTATTATATATGCTATTTATAAGAGTTAGTGAACGGAATCTTGTTTTCTCATATTTTCTGTGAGTTGTTTTACGACACCTTCCCAGTACTGTTGACCCCAAACAGAGTTAGCACGTATCTGTGCCGCAAGAGCGTTCGCAATCAATCTATGATAATCATAACTCATCGTCATAATCCCTATACTCTAGAATTGTCAGTTCGAGTGCCGACTGGAAAGAACCTATTAACGACACACCAGATTCACGGTAAGACATAAAGTAAAAGTAAAATGACTTAAACATTAAGACACACCCTTCCTTTACCAATCCATTCAAGTTCTTCGAACTTCTCTTCAAAGGTCTTACCAGAAACGGTAAACCCTTCTTCGTGCATCGCTTTTAGTGCGAACTTCACAGCTTCCTTTGCGGTATCAAATGCGTACCACTTCAATTGTGATTGGCCAGTTAGTGCCAGTCTTACTTCATACATTTCTTTATTACTCATATTATTTAACCTCTATTTTAATAAATTTTCTACGTGACTTCGAGAACTGTTTCATTGGTTTCTTGTACATAAC